CTTTAGGTTCTGTTGGATCTTACCTTGCTGCTTCTGGGCTTTCAGCCTGGGTGCCTGCAACTGATCCATCTCTTTCAGATTCATTCTGGGGAGTAAACAGAAGCGTAGACCCAACTCGTTTGGCAGGGTTAAAAACACCGATAGCCCTGGATAAATTTTCTCTGATTGACATGGAAGTCCGACAGGATGACATGGGGCAAGCGAAAGCAGCCTAAACGACTAAGTGAGAAAACGCCGAAAGGCGATGCGATAGTCTGAACACTGGCAATAAATAAAACCAGTGAGCCGAAGCCCGAAGAGGCAAGTAGGCCACGGCGAAAGCCGGAGTAACAAAATGTACGGTATGACGCTTCTTCGTACTCAATCGAAGAAGGCGTTGTTAACGCTCTTGCATTTGCAAACCGAGAAGGTGCTGATCCAGATACGCTCATTCTGTCATTCCAAAGCTACAGCGCACTTGAAAATGCGCTCGGAGCTAAGGTGCAGTATGTAGACGTAAAACACGAAGAAGCTAACATTGCCTTCGAAGGCATTCGCTTCCACAGTGCTTACGGATATGTAACTGTAATGGCCGACAGAAGCTGCCAGCCTTTAACCGGCTGGTGCTTGAGCATGGATACTTGGAAGCTGCGCTCTTTGGGCAAAGCTCCTCATATTCTTACTTACGGACTTGAAGGCTTAGAAGGTCTTCGAGTTGGTAACTCTGACGCGCTCGAAGTTCGCGTTGGTGCTTACTACAATTACACTTGCAATGCTCCAGGGTATAACCTTAGAGTTACATTGTCGGCATAGTGCCGATCGAGTTTGAGCGACTCGACAGGATGCGTAAAGAACACTAGCTTGAGGCGGGAAGGGGTAAAACCTTTCTCGCCTTAAGTTTTTTTGGCTTAAAAATACAGTTGTGTAAGCCCAAGATGTCCTTGGGATACTACTCGCCGGGGTTTCTGCCTACCTCGTTGCTGGGTTTATTAAAGGCAGACAAGGACACACATCATGGCTAATCGAAATTGGCTTTCTAATAAAATGTACCAAATGCAAGCTTACCCTTGCTTGGTCACCGTATCATTCGTAGTAGACAACACACTTCCTGACGGCGTGAATTTTGTAAAAGGCGGCGGAGTTAAAAACGTGTACATGAACACCGTTGGAACTCCCTCTGCTGGAAATCCTAATCCAGAAGCTGGAATCATTGTCGTTGAGCTTCAAGATTCTTACGAAAGACTTCTTGGCGGATTCGGTCAAGTAGCCTCTCCTTTAGATGGCTCAACTCAAACCTCTACAACTGCAGGACAACTTTGCGTAATCGTTTCTTTGGGAACTGCAACTGATGCTCAATGGCGTGCAGCTGGACTTCCAGCAGGAATCGAGCCTGCTGTTGGAGTTGCCTTTGTTCCTACTGCAACGGGAGCAATTGGTGGATCAGCTGCCGTACAAGGTGTGGGAGTTTCGGGAGCTACTCACGTCGAAGCCTGCGGTAACGGCAATTTAAGCATTAATCGAAAAAACAGCACGGTAAACGGAGGGGGCCTTGTGTATATGCAAGCCCTAGATGCATCGGGAGCAAAAGTCGCTCCGGCTCTAAATAGTGTTTTCGTGCTAAGCCTTTACTTGTCTAACAGCTCCGTGACTGTTCAAGGCTTGTAAAACCTACTAGGGGTAGCTTGCAGTCTCCGGCAGGCTACCCTTAAATTTTAGGAGTTGTATGCCAATTCCTCTTTCTCCAAATCCGCAAGTTACTTATCTACAACAAGGCAACGGCAAAGTTCTTTTGTCTTGGAACGCGGTCCCTGGAGCCACAAATTACCGAGTTGAAAGAAGCACCAACGGAGTAACTTATCCTGATGTTTACACAGTTTTAGCCGCCGCACTTCCGCAATATTTAGACACTAACGTCAGTCCCAACACTCAGTATTGGTACCGAGTAGCCTCTGAAGACACCAATCCTGGCGGCGGAGTATCTGGATATGTTTATCCAACGCCTGCTTCTATTATCCCTGTCATTGCTGGGCATATGAGCTTGCAGCAGTTGAGATTAATGTCTCAACAAAAGGCAGATAGAATTAATTCTAACTTTGTCACTTTGCCCGAGTGGAATTCTTATATCAATTTAGCAGCGGATGAACTTTATGATCTTATTACAACGACGTATGAGGATTATCAGGTACATGATCCGGTTTACTTTACAACGAGCGGTTCTACTGCAACCTATCCGCTACCGGATGGCATTACTACTTTTCAAGACCGGCAGGGTAACAACATTGTTCCTCCACCGATTTATAAATTAGCAGGAGTTGACCTTGGACTTAACAACGCTCCGAATGGGTTTGTCACCGTTCAGAAGTACAACTTTATTGATAGAAACCGCTACATTTTCCCCAACACTTCGAGCACGCTTTATGGTGTCTTTGGTCTGCAATACAGACTTGTCGGAGACGCTATTCGTTTCATTCCACAACCAGCAGCTAATCAGCCTATTGGGTTATGGTACGTTCCTAGAAGAGCTCAGCTCCTAGAAGAAACAGACACCACTGACGGATTTAACGGCTGGACAAATTACATTATTGCAAGAGCTGCTAAATACGCACTCGACAAAGAAGAATCTGATACAAGCAAACTCGATATGGAGATTGCTTATTTAAAACAACGAATTGAGGAATCTGCACCCAACAGAGATGAGGGCCAAGCTGATACTGTAAGCGATGTACGAAGTGTTTACGGATTCGGGCCCAACGGCGGCGGTTGGGGAGGTCCTTTCGGATCGGGTTGGTAAATGCAATTACCATTAAAGTTAACTATGGATTTAATGCAGACTAGATGGAAAAGTTTGCTTGATCCAATTTTAGAAAATCCGATAAACAGCATATCAATTATTGATAATGTTGCCTTAGTCATAGGAAACAACGTGATTAATCACAGGCTTGGAAGAAAACAACAAGGCTGGCTAATACTTGATATTGATGCGGCTTCAACTATTTACCGCTCAGCTGATTTTAACGACAAGACACTAACGTTAAATGCATCAGCAGCAGCAACGATTAAATTGGGGGTATTTTAATGGCATCTCCCAACATGAATTTAATCATTCCGGTTCCCACTCAAACGCTTGGGCCATTGTACGCAGAACAAATTGCAGCTTGTTTTAATAAATTAGATTCTCACAACCACACATTTGGAGAAGGGTCACAAATTCCTCTTTCGGCGCTTACTGTTTCTCAAGCGCTACCGATGAACAACTATCCCATCTCAAATGCCTCTTATGTTTCATTAGCAGAGCAAATTACATCTCCAACACAAACTGGCTCTTTGTATATGCAAGGCGGAGAATTATATTTTAGAAACGGCGCAGGAACGTTTGATATCAAAATGACCAATGGTCCAGTTGTAAACGTGCCGGGAACTGCTGGGTTTGCGGGGCTTCTTCCTCCTGCAAGCGCTACTTATGCAGGAAGTGATTTTGTTTTTCAATCAGGAACTAACATTGCCGGAAACTTAGACGCTGCAAGTATTAAAATTAGAAACACAAACTTATCTAGCAATGCAATTACGATTAATGCCCCAAATCCTTTGCCCGCTGATTATTCTTTAACACTTCCCTCTGCCGGACCCTCCGTTACCTCAATTTTACAATTTGATTCGAGTGGAAACGCATCTTTTGTTGCCGCTGGAGGAGTGGGCGCTCCAACTGGAACGGTTTCAATGTTTGCTGGGTCTGCTGCTCCGTCTGGTTGGCTTATTTGCGATGGATCAACTTTAGATTCTGTTGCCAATCCTCAATATGCGGCACTGTATGCTGTTATTTTAACAACATATGGAGGAACGGGAGCGGATGATTTTAATTTACCAGATTGTAGGGGCGTATTTGTTAGGGGCGCTGGTTCTCAAACAATTAGTGGTCAAACTTACACTGGAACTCTAGCAGCAAAACAAGTTGATAATTTAGAAAGTCACAATCATGGCGGAACAACTGGCAGCAGTACAGTTCCTGTTACTTTAGTAAGCTTTGTTTTTTCTGGCTCATCAACGGGAACGGTATCAAACTTACAATCACTTGGAAGCGGAACAATTTCTGGATCAGACCATACCCATTCAATTTCAGCAAGTGGGAGCGGAACAGAAACTTATCCGGCTAATATTGCTTTGAATTATATAATTAAACTTTAGAGGAATTATGTCGTCACCAAACATGGGCTTAACAATACCAGTACCAACGGTCACAGAAGGGCCGCAGTACGCACAAGAAATACAGCAGAACTTTAATCTAATTGATTCTCATAATCACACGAGTGGGCAAGGCTCTCTCATTCCATTAAACGCACTCACAATTGGGCAAAACCTCAACATGAATGGGTATTCGGTAACTAATCTAAAATCAACCGCTCTTGTCAATCAAGTATCTTCTCCGCCTGATAACGGCTCTGTTTACATGAGTGGAAACGATTTGTACTGGAAAGACGGCACCGGATCTCATGATGTGCAAATTACCAATGCTGGAGCGTTAGCAGGAGCACCCGGAACCATTTCCGGCTTACCAACTGGAACGGCAAGCGCAACCTATGTGCCGATTCCTGGCGCGTTTAGATTTCAATCTGCAACAAACGTTGGAGCCGATGTTGATTGCAGAACGGTTACTTTGAGAAACAACGTTGTGTCTTCTTTCGGGATGCAAGTTCTTCCTCCCAGCCTTGCAGCAAATCTTCAAGTTACTTTACCGCTTGTACCAGCAAGCACAAAGATTGTGGCAATGGATTCTGCTGGAGCGATGGCATCAAACATAGATGCAGATAATTCAAGCATTGAAATTGTTACAAATAATTTACAAGTAAAAGATAGCGGAATTAGCAGCGCCAAAATAGCAAACAACGCGGTAATCACTTCAAAAATACTTGACGCAAACGTTACAAAACCAAAGCTAGCAGCTCTTGGACAACAAATTAGCTCTAGTTGTGGTGCATTTAGCACAACTAGTATTATTCCTGTTGGTGTAACAAACTTAACTGTTTCTCTGACCACAACCGGTAGGCCAATAATGATTATGTTAATTTCAGATGCTGCCGGGGGAACTGGATCGTGGATAGGATTTACAAGAACTTCTCCTGGAACTTCTGGGCAAGCTAGGTTTTATATTGAA